AGAGAGATTTGAGCGCCTGAGCCATAGTTTGAATAAAGAGTGGCCGTCGGATTTGAATATCCTGCGCCTGGATTCTTGACTATTACGTTTGTCAGCTTGCCGCCTGAAATTACAGGCTCTAACACGGCTCCGCTTCCTGTTGTATCGGTCACTCTGATTGAAGTCTCTAAGAACCCAGCGCTCTTTGCAGAAGTCACAAATTCGCCTGTATAACGCTTGAATTCAAATTTGTAGTTCAGTGCTTTTCGGCTCCAGGTCCATGTCGGCCAGGATGTGATAGTCACTCTGCAAAGCGGCCGTTTATAACCGGCCCCTGCGCTTATGACCTGGATTCCCTTGATAGGACGGAAACCATACAAACAGAAATTAAGATTGCCAGTAGGCTTGGTGAGCTTGATCCATTCTGAGGCAGAAGAGAATATGGCCTTGGCAGTCGCTCCGACACCTGATCCTTCTGCGTCATAAATCTCCACGCTGGCCGAGAACAGAGAAATCATCTCGTCATTAGGGACAAGGCCTACACCATCGCCATAGAAGTTCAATGCCCAGCCGTCATCACTTTGCCACGCAGAACAGTTTCCAGGTGCTACAGGTCCATAGAAGTTTCTGCCCGATCCCTCGACTACCCATGTCTGTGTCTCTAGCAGGTCGATCCCCGTAATTTCTCCGTTCGGACCGACATATCCAGAACCTTGAGCGGTTACGGTTGCCCCCGTAATGCCGCCGCTTGTGAGGAATACATCATCATAGATTGGCGGCGTAATTGAGCTGTCAGGCGCGATATTGTCGTCATCAATCGAGTTGGAACGGGTCTCACCTATGTAGCCATATATGCCTCCCTTATCACGGTACACGCGGTAATGATCGGCACCTGCAACAGTATTCCATGTAATGGTGTTGTACGCACCATCCCCGTACGGGTTGCACACAACAGAGGCGCCCTGGCTCGCTTTCGATTCCTCGGAGTTGTCCAAGTTGCAAGAGGTCACTACATATTTGCGGACATATCCGTCTTTATAAGTCGCAGACTGCAAGATGTGCTGGGTGGCCGTCACGCCTGTGGGCGGTGTGAGAGAAGTATTGAAGGTGATGTCCACAAGTCTCCAGTCAAGGGCGCCATAACGCCTCAACTCTCTCGGAGGATGGGAGCAGTGCACCAGCGTGATGATGTCCACGCTCTGAGCATAGTCAATATCAAACAACTCCGATTCGTCATAATCGGTCGTCACTTCATACGGGACATTGCCGTTCATCAGCGTGGAGCCGTTGGTATGAAATCGGACGTAATGATGCCCAAACTCCAAGATCATCGTCTGAGTTGCTGAGAATGTGAACGGGATCAGGCGGCATTTTCTGTCCGGATATTTGGTCTCACGCACCATTGAGAATCCGGGCCTCCTCACTACAGGGCCTTGAGGTTCAACAATCATATTGCGGCACTTGGCTAACCCTGCAGAATATGAAGGATCCGTGATCCTGGAGTACATCGAAGGAGAAATCTCACCTCCTCCGATACTCTGTTTATAGATTTTCAGTGACATTTAGATACTCCGTGCCGCCAGGTGGGGCGCTAAATATTCGTGCTTGACCCTGATAGAGTTTCGAGAATCCTGAAACTTCGCAGTCTCCAGTGCTTGAGCGGCCATTTGGATCATCTGCTGCGCCATAGAAGTTTTCATCAGTGGACCTGCCAGATAACTAGCAAGCTGGAGAACAAGTGCCTGAATGAAATACTGCGGCATGATTGACACGTTCTGGACGCTGGCCACATATCGGAGCATGGGAGCGGGAGAATCAGTCATGAGAATAAATGAGCCTGTTTCTGAGATTGTCTCAATTTCAAAATCAATTCCGGCCTCGTCCACCTGTGAGCTTTTCTCATAGACCTTAACGGTGCGCAAATAATCTGAGGGAACTTGGTAGCCGTGCGCCCACTGATACAAGTCGGCGTCATATTTCTTGTATTCAGGCAGTCTCACGCGCCTGATCGCAAAAGCCCAGTTGTGCGCCTCCAGTAAGTAACGGAGCGCCTGAGGATAGTATTCAGCACAAGCCTCGGCGTTCGGACTTCCTTCAGGTGGTTTGATTCGTGTGATCGTACCTTTTTGCCCTAAGTAGCTCAGAGCGGCATTGCAAATTGACACTTCATTCATATTAAAAAAGGGAGGTTTTCAAGCCTCCCTCCTCTCTTTTAACAACTACTGAAAACTGCAACTAGAGAACTAACTAGAACTTGCCGCTGCTTCGGCGGGGAATTCAATTCCCTGCGTGCGGAGCGGGGAACCCAGCTGAACGTCATTGCCAATAAAGGCGGTGATAGTTCCGGCAGTAACTGATGTCGGCGTGGAAACCAACTTCAGATAACGCTTATGAATCGGCGGCAGTGAAATAAGCAAGGGCTGTTTCAGGTCTGTGGCCGTTAGCGCTTTCGTGGTCATGACATCCGTGTAGGTGGACTTGTCCGCGGATTCCTGAAGCTTGAATGTGATGGACGTGCCGGCAATCGCTGTCGGTGTCAAAATGCAGAGCACCATTCCATGAGCATTCAGGTAAGGAGAGGTCTGATCCGAAACAAAATCGAACACATTAGACGTGATCGCGGTTTTGGCCTCTGCCTTTTCACAAAACATCATCTTTTGGTCAATGATCATTTTTATCCCCTTGATTAAGAAACTGTGATCTTGGACTCAGTGGACGGCAAAACGTCGGTGCCGTACTGATAGATCGGGATGCCGCCGAAGGAAAGCATTGCCTCACGCTGGCCAAAAGTCTTGTACTCAAGTGTGTACTTGGTCTTTTCAAGCAACTGGAGGTCATAGATCAAGCCCACCTGATCGGTACAGTAAATACCGACATTGGAGAAGTCGGAGGTCTTCAAGCGGTGACGTGCCTCAATAAACTTCTTGAGCAGGTCTGTTGCGCCCTTGTCAGTCGTGAATTTGGTCGGATCAACGTTAGCAATACGCACAATCTTTTCAGGATTGCCTGCGAAAACGCCGAGGTCATATCCGAATTCAGTGACGTATGCGGGATACATTTTGCCGTTTTTGTCAGGAACATAGACGGGCTCCTTGATCGCTTCCATGGATACTCCGGCGGCTCCGCCATACTGCGGGAAGAAACACGTCATCTCCTCCGGATCCCAATTGACGAAATAAATGGATGTCAGATTTGAACCAGTGCCGCCACCGTCAATGATGGAATCCTTCCAAACGCCATTGTCACGATCAGGAAGAACGATATTTGCCAAACCCATGCAATCACGCGGGTCTGTTGTAGGGTTGCCCTGGAATACTCGTTTAACCATGCCACGGGTTAAGCCGCGAATGAACATCTGATCGGTTCGCATGCGGTATGCGTTGCGTTCTTTATCCGGCATTTTTTCAAGCATGAGCTTGGCGATAACCGAGCGGTCACGAGCCACACAGGACGGATAACGAACTGCACGGCCGGCCGCGTTGGAGGCGCTCCAGCCTTCGTTGATTCCGACAAGCTGACCTTCAGGATACTTTTCTCCGATGAGGCCTTTCTTGCCCTGGCCATCATTACCACGCACCATAGTGGCACGATCGAAGAACGGCTGATAATCCCGAATGGTCTGAATCATCATGTTGATTTGAGTGTTGCCTTCGGGTACGAGAGCCTGCCATTCAGCAAGCGTAACAGGGGTCATTCCAGTGAATGCGTCTGCCATTTTTAACTCCTTTATTTACCGTAAATATCGTCTGGAGTGAGAGTTCTGTTAGAAGTGCCTCTAACCGTCTTGTCCTCTCTCATGCTGTCGCCAAAATGTTTGAGGATCTTGATCAGGCCCGGATGATTACCGGCAAAGGTCGCCAGTTCGTAAACATCCGGATCAGTAAACTCTCCTTCGGGTGTCTGAAACTCTCTCAGGGCTCGCTGAGCTGAAAAAATCGTGTTCTTCCAGTTGTCGCCGCCAATCACTGCGTCATGGAGTGACTTGTCTTTCCATGTTGCATTGGTCTGTTTCAGCACTTCAATCTGTCGCTCTGCCAATTTCGGCGCCAGCTTGTCAATGACTTCCTGGGCCTTGGCTTGAGGCAGATTCAGAGACTTAGCGACTTCTGAAAAAGTTTTGACGACTTCTGCGTCTAAGGTTGTACCTTCAGGCGCTTTGAAGTCCTCGTACTTCTCCGGAGCTCCGCCAGTCTCGTCCGCCTTTTCTTCCTTCTTCTCTCCTTTGTTCTCTTCGGTCTTTCCTTCCTCCTGAGACTGCTGTCCCTCTTGAGGAGGAGTTGCCTTAGAGATTTCATCAATCAGCGTGGATTCTCCCTGCTGACCCTGAGAATCAGGATTAGGCGTACCGTTGGTTGTAGCCTCGCTTGTCTGATTTTCGGCTGCTGTACCTTCGCTCATTTCGTTTCCTTAGGTCTCAATTCGCCGATCTTTTCAGGGGCGTACTTGAGAACGTTGTTAAAAACCTGTTGTGCAAATTCCCGTTTTCCTTCCTTGCGAGCCATGTTCAAAGCATTCGTATCGAATGCCGAGGAGAAGAAACCGCTGTCATCAAAAATTCGTTTCAGCACTGTCATTCCCTCTCTTGTGTTCAGGACATTGATCAGAGCCTCTTGGAAGTCAGCCTCCTTTCGGAATGCCTCGAGATTCTTTTCTTCGTCCTTTTCTCGCTGGGAGTTGTCGAACGGGTCTCTAGTAACTTTGCTCATTGTCAATCCTCGTGATTTTTCGATGCGCACACCCTATTGCATTCCCTCGGCCGCCATGTCTTGCATACCCTGGACAGCTTGGCCAGCCAGTGTTTCCGGGCCCGCTGGCACTTTTCCGAGCTTGGATAGCATGTCAGCGCTCTGAGCCATTTGCTGTTGCTGCTGAGCCTGCTGTTTCTGCTGTGCTCTCTGCTGTCTGATAGCTGCCACCTCGTCCGAAGAACGAAGAATTTCAGGCGATACACCGCGCTTGTCGGAAACAATCTGGGCGTACTTGTCCAGATCGAAGTTGTCGAGGAAGTCGGGCTGATACTGGGCAATTTGAAGAGCTTCCTGGATTGCCTGTTGGTCGGTACGGGATTGCACCTCCTTCTGGCTACGGCTCAGGATTGATGTGTACTCGACATTTAAATCCGTGCCCTGAATCTCTTCGGGAGCAGGCGGGATCAATCCTTCTTCGTTCAGGATGTCAAACGTGCGATCAATGAGCGGGCGCAAAACCTCATTATTGAATCTGGAGAGAACGGGCCCGAGCATCAGCAGCTTCTCTTCGTGCAACTCGGCCACGGCAGTGGCAGTCATCTGATTGAGTGCAGACTGATTGCTGAGCATGAGGAACATGTCAACGTTGAATCCCGCTCGGATTCTGTTTTGTACCTCCAGAGTGTCCTGCCTCAGGTCATTGAGGTTGATGGCTACATTCCACAGCTGCTCTGCAGGTTTCCTACCAGTGGCTCCGTTAATGAAGGATTGGCCGCCCGGATCCATGTCTATGTCTGAATCCTTGGCTTCGGACGGTAGCCCAATAGGCGGATTCACCATGTAATCAATGGCGTTTCCTTTTTGTTTCTGCTCATGCTGGAGCTGTTTGACATCTCCCAGAACGACCATGCCAGGAGATTCACAACTGTAGGTTTCCGTGCTGATCGCTCCCCAGCGCCCGACCACGGCAGGAAACATTCGGTATCCCGATTCTCGGAGAATCGGCTTCTGATCGTCTCCTGCATCCTTCAGCAGATAGACGGATCGCCACGGCATGTCCTTATTGGACTTTGAGCGTGTATCGCGTTTTTCTCTCGGCTCGATTGCATGAATGATCGTATAGAGCTTGTCCTTCTGGCCGTCCTTGTACGTTTGGTAGAGAGAATATGGCAAAGCGTCTTCACCAAACTTCTGAACGATCTGCCTCAGCGATAACGAAAACTCGCGGTAGATAGTATCCGGAGTTCCTTTGCTGTCGCACGATATGCAGTATTCGCCAGCGGTCAGGGGAATACAGTTAAACCCTTTCTCCTCATCCTCTTCAATGATGATAGCCAGAATTCCAAATAAACCAGCCTCAAGCCACGCATGATGCAGGGCCTGATAGAGATTGGTCTTGGCGTATGTCATGTAGAGGATCTGCGAGACATCCGAGAGCCAGCGCCTAACCTGGACGGATTCGTCTAAGTCAGGGCTTCCAGTCGTGAGGAAAAACCACTGCTGAGAAGGATCGGTCATGCCGCTCATTAGGCCCTTGGCCAAAATATCCGAGGCCCTGAGCGCGGTGTTGTCATAGATGTTATTCCAGCGGGTCTTTGCCTCATTCTGCGTTGTCGGATTGAGGAACTTACCGTTAGCAGGCCGCAGGAATTTTGAAATCTCTATCCACTGGTGGAGATAGGGGTCGCGCTCTTTTACAAGGCTTTTCCAGCGGCTCAAAACTTCCTGCCGAACTTCTTTCATGTCATCACCCTAAAGCAGACTTTTTGCCCAGCGTCATGTCGTTCTGATCCACGCCTCCTGCTCCAGTCAGCATGGTTTGGCCGCCTGAGAGAAGGTCATTAGTGTTGTCGCCGAGGATCTTGCTAAGATCTGCGGTCTTTTGGTTCTGCATACGCATTTGCTCACGCTGTTGCTCGGCCTGTTTCTCTGCGTTGCGTTTGGCCTCTTCGGTCGCGTCCTTCTGAGCTGATGCCGTTCGTTTAGCGGCTCGGCTCTGTGAGTGAGAAGAGAGTGCGGCAGACCCGGCCATGAGAAGGCCATAGCCCAGCATTTCCATACCCATGATTAATCCTCCAGTGATTTGTAATAGGTGACATCCGAGCGCGTGAACAATCGGTCGAAAAGCTGTTCAGTGCGGCTCCCAGCAGGTGCAGAAAATCGAATACCTGAGGCGCCAAACGCCCGAGCCATTTTTATGGCGTGCCTCAGGAATTGCAGGCCGTGGCCTCGGTGCTCAGGCTCAAGGTAAAGCGTGTCAACGTTAGCCACGTCTTTTGAGTTGTGTAAGGAAGGACACATGACTATGGCCATGATCCCTACTAGCTGACCTTCACTCACTGCGCGGGCACAAAGCAGAAGGCCATTACTAGCCAGAAAAGAGTATTTGTCCTTATCAACAAGGCCCTTGAGGTCGAGGTGTCCAGCCTCTTGTCTGTAGTGCTGGCACACCTCTTCATACCGAGGGTCATTGAATAGGTCACTGAGCGTACAGGTTTCGATCTTCATCATGTCCCGATTTTCGAGCCTGTACGCAGATTGATGCGCACACCCTAGGCGTATGGATCGCGTATGCCCTTATGGCGGTTGACCCGCTGATGTCTCCAGCTATCGTCCTCGATATATTCCTGAATGGGAATGGCGAAACAGAGCGCCAATGCGTCGGCGGTATCTGGAGAGTTCATGTTGCGGCGTTTCATTGAATCTTTGCTTTCAAGCAATAACCGGCCCTTCTGGTCAATGAGCTTCTCGGGTATGCAAAGATCCTCGGCCAGCTCTTCACTCTTTGTAATCGCTCCATCATCTCGGATAAAGTCTCTCATCTTGTCCCACATCTCTGCACGCTTATTTGCCCACCTCTGTGGGTTCGTGCTCTGGCTGGCGGATATGACTTTGTTCAAGTGCTGCACCTTGTCTTTTAACCAGTCGTAAGGGCTCGCTCCCACACCTGTATAGTCCAGATTGATATACACACGAGGAATGCCCCTCTGTTTCAATTCGTTCGCGTACATGAGCACCTGCATTCCGAGCTGAGGGCCGTCCAGGCCGCGAAAGACTTTAAGCGGCATAGTGCAGTCTCTACCGATCTTGGTAGCAATAGCCGAGCGGTCATCGCCTTCCCGCGCCACGTCCACGCCCAGGATTGCAACGGTTCTGGAGTAGTTGACCTGACCCACGTCTCGATTCATAGCCGCGTCCACGTCCTCACGGTTAATGAATTGCTTGGCTGAGGCGCTGGGGAATATGCCCCGAACACGGATCTTCACGAAGTCGCTGTCCTCTCCGTAATCGTCCACGTACTCTTGCAACTGCTCCTTGTTCGTGATCTTCACCGTCCTGCTGTCAATGTTGTACGTGATCCAACGGTGGCGGCTCTTGTGGAAAGCGTCAAAGAATGGGCCGTCTGGGCGCGTTGGGTTTCCAAAGATGCACCAGATAATTTGGGTGTCCTTGTCCGTTAATGCACCCTTGGTCACCTCATAGATTTTCTGAGCAATAACTGATGCTTCATCGAAAAGCACCAGAATTCTCTTACCCTGGTTGTGTAGGCCTTGGAATGCATCGGTGTTGTTTTCATTCCACGGGATTGCATCAATGCGCCAGGTGTATTTATGCCCTGGCTGAGTTGAGAAAATGGATTCAGCGGCCACCTCGAACCAATCACGGAATAGGCAAAGGTGGTGCCACTTGTGCAACTCCGACCATGTTTTGGTTATGAGCTGGTTCTTTGTTTCAGCGGTCACAACACCTTTCATGTCTGGGTATGTGCAGATTGACCACAACATAATCCAGGCTACAAAGGCGGTCTTGCCGATACCGTGCCCTGATGCCACTGCTATCTGGATCGCTTTATGCCTGGTTTCCCCGTTCTTGAGCCGGTCGCGGATGTCACACAAGATTTTCTGCTGCCACACGTCCGGACCTTCATAGTTTGCCAGCTCCCCGTGTCCCCATCTAAAGCATTTCTGGACGAAAAGGAGCGGATCATTCGTGCAAGCGATAGCCAGGCGCCTAAGGCCCATTTCAAAATTCACGGCCTCTTCATTCATCTTTGACATCTTTCAGCACCTCATTAAGCCAGGTTGAACGATCAGCCACATTCACATCAATCTGTTTGCGCTCAATGAACTTGCCTCTCAGTCTGCAAATTGTTGTGAGCGCCTGGTTCGCTCCTTTGCTGTCGAACGTAAACACATAGTTGCCGTCCACATCTTTCATCTTCTCGCCAAAGGGCGTGTAAACCTGCTTAGGTTCGGAGCACATCTTGAGAATCTTTATCGCTTGCTTCAGCTCGTAGTCTTCCTCAATCTGGAGCCTCTCATTCCGCTGTTTTTGGCGTTCTGCTATCGCGCGGGCAACCTTATCATTTCTTAATAATCTGCTCGCTTGTGCTGCGGCTGAATCATCATCCTTTGCCTTGTAACCTGCGGTCTTGTAAGCCTGAGTAGCATTGCCTCCGTTCTTCAGATATTCGGATACAAACAGGGCTTGCTTCTGCGTCAGGCCGTCAATAATTGAATCTGTGTTAGCCATACAAACCCCCTATTCTGTCCTTAGTTTGGAGTAGTTCTGGTAAGACATGCGCACTGCTTCATTTGAATTTCGTTGGAATAACTGCACGCCTTTTGCCTGAGAAAATGTCCCTAAGAGTGCGTATTGGAATGTCCATCTTTTGGCTTATTTCACGCAAAGAAAGGCCCGCTAAACGAAGATCAAAGCAGTGAATCAAGTCCTGATCCGAATACTTCGCCTTTGGGCTGGACACTCCGACACGTACTGACGCATCCGACAAGAGGACGGTGGACGGGTCAAGACCGAGCTCGGAAAAACTCTGGATATTGGCTCTTAACTCGGTCAATCGTTCTCGATATGCGCAGATTTCGTTGTACCGCTGTTTCTCCTTCTCTAAGTCCGACAGATTCGACAAGTCGGTTTTGGGCTTCGATTGGGAGCAGAGAGTGGTATCGATATGCCCGAACAAGTCCCCTTGGATCTCGTTTTTCTTCATTCATCATTTCCCTCCAGTCGCGCTCACTTCTTCTCGAATGAGGCGGAATAGTTCTTCGATTGGGAGCACTGCCAGCCATTCTTTACGGTCGGCCCTGCACACGACAATGGGGCGCTCACCTGGTTCGCACCCGTTGCTGGCCTGCTCCATCCATTCGTAAAGATTTCCGATTGCGGCGCGCCTCTTCACTTCGAGTGAGTAAGGGTTGAGCTTGATGTCCGCTCCTCCGTCCCTCGTCTGAGAGAGATTGCGGTGCACTTGTATGCCCAGGTTTTGGAATATGAGTTCGCAGACTTCGCGCTCACCTGCCGCCCCTTTAGTTCGTTGGCTTTTTCCCATTTCTGTACTCCTCCAAGAGTTTGTTGATTAGTTCTTGTGTTCTTCTTTCGGCTGATTTGTCGCTTAGGTCTTCGAGAAACTTCACAACAAGAAAGAACGACAAAATGAAAATAAAGCCGCACACCATGCAATAAAAAAGAAACTCTGCGTTCATGTCTGCTCCTCAGTCGTTGTTCTTCTTCAGAAAGTCGATTTCAGCCTTGAGCTTTTCGATTTCTTCCTCTGCGTCATAAAGCCGACACCTGGTGCAGTTATGCTGAAGTTCCAGATTTGAGTACAAGATGCAAGCTCCCACTGCTATTGCAAAGGTGATGATGTTGAAAATAAGAATTAGGATTTCAAAATCTTCCATGGTTTTTTCTCCTTGTTGGTCATCGTCTTTGTGCGATTAGTTCTGCGTGTGTCCTGAATCTCGGAAACTTTGAATAAAATTCGATTCGTTTCTGTATCCGTTCCTGTGTGGCCCGTTCAAACAAAGAACAGCGAACGAACGAGATCTGAAAACACTGACCATCCATGCCAGTAACAGGGTTGTTGCAGTAGATGTTCATGGCCCTGTAAAAGTCATCATGTTTATCCACATTGATTGAGCCGTTCTTAGTGCTGATCCAGCCTGCTCCAGCGTGTTTGCAATACAAGCAGCACCCGCTCATTCAGACTTTCTCCGGAAAGCGCAAACGAAACAGACAGCTACAACCATCGCCAAAAACGGCAAGCTGTAGTCAATATTCGATCCGTAGTAAGCGAACCATGCAAAGTCAAGGAGACTGAGAGCTCCCCCGGAACAACCAACAAGAGCGAGGAAATTGGCAAAATCGAAGTGCATATCATTTCCTGTCAAATAACATCCGACAAAACAACAAGAGCTCAGGTACAAACAAAAATATGGGATGGCGTCCATGCTCTAACTCCTTTTCAACCGATCGGTTAATTTGGTCTCCTGACTAATCAGAAAAACAATCCTCACCAGTAGCCCAAACAGCACCAGGTTGATGAACACGACCGGCGCCAAGATGATCATCAGCAGGGTCCATGCAGAATCAGACATGACGCACCTCAATCAAACACATCAGGCGTTGCGGGTTTTCTAAAAGAATTGCCCTTGAAGAGGACCGGTACACACTTAGACCTGATGCGGTCATAAAGCCGATCTCCGAGCACCAAGCCACAATCCTTTATGCCTAGATTTGTCATTAGGATTGTTGGTTTCTTTGAAGTAACTCGGTTGTCCAGGATTGAAAAGAGAATCCTCTTTTCTGATTCGG